GCGAATTTGTGTCGATCCAACTGGACCTCGCACATGGATTTACAAACTTTGAATTTAGGTTCTCATGATGGTTCAATAGAGATACATCGCGTTCATGGTGGACAGCTGAACGGCTTTCTCCGATTGTCTACCCTCAGTGGATAGAAATAAGCCAATTCGGTTCCTGCCACGCAGATAGAGCACTCCGGATCTCAGGAGATGTTCTTTGATATAGCGGGACAGAATGGGATGGATCGATATGGCTGGTTCGGCAGGAATCCCACCAGTTGCCAGAGTGATAGCATCCGTCCTGTGCCAACCGCTTGCCTCGAAGTGTCTTATTCGTGCGGTGGCAGCAGGATAATGTTCTTCAAGAGTTTGAAGAAGGGATGGGAGTTCGAACGTCTTGTCATACCTGGCTACCTGCCTTAGCAGTGCGTGCATCCTGAGTAGCTGGTTGAAAGAGGGTGCCCCTGGCCTAAAAATATCCCTCGGCGCATGATCACGCTTCAGAAGCGGCGCATCCCACGGGGGGGAAACTGGTGCACTGATGCGGGATGGGGCCCGTGGCATAGTCAAGACAGACCAAGTTATTTTGAGACGTCGAATGTCTTCAACCCATTGCTTTGAGAACAATTTTTGTGTTCCGGGAATATCGTCCGTTTGCATCTTAGCAGTCATCTCGACTTGAGCCAACAGACTAGTCTGCGACTCTGAGAGGGTAACAAAGGATGGAAGAGCAGAGGGGTGCAGGTCGTTAGTACGAACAAGTGGCTTTGTCGTAAGTGGTAGCTTACGATTAGGGACCCAGCCACCGAACGGGTACAACCCAAATCCTCCGAGACGGATTGGTAGACTTAGATAGTGGTAGGATTGTTTCACGTGTTTACTCCACTTAAGTTTGTTTGCATGATGGAGCCTAGCGATCGGTTGGCCTGATCGTCTCTCCAGGGTGGATATGTTATTAGCCAGCGTCGACACCTCAGCATGAGGCGACCATGGCTCAGGGTTCCATGGTTTCCTCTGTGTAAGGGTCCCAATGGAACGACAACTCCATCCTCTTACCCCGGTGACAGATATCTCGTTGCGGAGGAACTCACACACAGCAGGTGAGATGCCAAGCTTGGCGTCTTCCCCAATGGCATTGACGGCGGCATAGACAACCCTAGTCAGGTACAAAGCAAGTGGGTTGTTAGAGAGTATCGCTACATCGTCTCCTCGGAGGGCGACTGAAATGAAGGGGTCATACCCTAGGATCTGGGTGACATGTTGCTTCACACAATAAGTGATGGCACTGTTCCACAGGTTGCCGACGACACTGGTCAGCCTAACACCTGATGGGATCCCACCCAGGACTTGGACCCCCGAGAATTTCTGGGAGAGTATGTTCCCTGACAAATAGCTGTTGGAGTAGGACTTCCTGATTCTGGCAGCGATAGGTCGAAACTGCTGTTGCTGGTCCGGTAGGAGGTTGTTGGTAACACACTTCGCAATGTGATCAACTATAGCCAACACCTCGTCAGTCGTTGGTTGGTGGTCAAAGGCTTTGTAATCAAACGGAAAAGCATAAGCACCATTTTGGAGCGACTTGATCATAGATACCTCTCTGGTATGTTGCTCGTTTGGAGTCTCGTCGAGCGTCACGCCTTGGTAGGATTTGAAGTCATGGCCCCAGAGATGTAGCATGTAGGATTCTGTAACGTAAGCCTCTATGTTGGAAGCGACTGCCAGACGAAGTTTGGCCATCTCGTTTTTGATAAAAACACGCGACCTCAGGACACAGTCCCAGCCGTCAACTATGTCCCAGAGTTCTTCCGGTGTATAGATCTGGGTCAGCATGTTCTTCCTCGCTTTGAACGATCCGGACTCTTCGTCGAGCGTCCAAGTGACCTTCCCAATACTGGCTGACCCGGAGGTCAACCACATGGCTGATTTGACATAATCTTGGAACGACAGGAATTCCTTGTTATGAGTAGGAACTGAAACTGCATCCAAAGCAGATGCGAATTGCTGAGGCCAAATCTTTGGGAAAATGCCGTGCTGGTTTCCAGGCGCAGCGAGTGACGCAATCTCTCCCTCAATGTCCAGGTTATCAGATGTTGGATCCATGTAACCAGTAAGAGTTTGGAGCTCACAGATAGCTTGCTTAGCATTGTCCAAACTGAAGGGAAAACGCTTACCCCAGGTGGAAAGCGCCTTACCGACATGCACGAACAGATCTCTTGAGCCAAAGACACCTGCCTGGTAGAGGGAGGTAAAGATGAGGGGACCGAAGACAATCAGGTAGATAGCCAAATTAGTAACGAGGATGTAATCCAGATGTGCCAGTTTGAGCAGAAGGAGGCGTTCATGACGGTCCAAAACCCGCCAGAGGTCAATGAGCCTAAAGCGCCTGATGACGAGATCCCCTTTTGTTCTAGGAACGAAGATCTCTTGGAGCTGTCGGTCTTTTGTGATGTGGGGCAGGTACGTGATGGGGGGTGAGACAGGTGATGGTTCTGAAGATGTGGCGTCAGGGAAGGTAGATATGATGGATGGGAGATAATGAACAACTGCAGACCAGGTGAGCGTTCTTGTGTTCAGAATGCCTGTGGTGAGATCCGTGAGCTGGGCTGCAGGGTAGTGTTGTCTAGAAGCAGCAGCAGCTATCGCTTGTGAAAAAGATAAGTTTTCTAGACCGTAGCCGTAGTGGGTGGCTGCTCTGAAGATGTCACCAGTTGTGGGCTCTGGGCAATAAGCTGGACTTCGATTCCCACTGGCATCACTGCAGGCTCCGCCGCTGGAGCTGGAGTTGGTGCCTTTTGAAAATCCTGTTGCTTGAACAACATGGTGAAGAAGTCGTTCGTCGCCTTCGCGGTGGGCAAGATGGCCTGTCGTGTGATGTTGCGGTAACGGAACACAGGTCTCGACACCTGGGAGGTCCTGACCATGGCAGCTATCACGGGAGCAATGTTGGCGATAGCTCCAGACATGTAGACGAGCCTGCCGGTGTCGTCCACAACTGGCTTGGTGTGGGACGCGGCGTCAAGCGTTTGGGTCGGACGGAGAGCGCCAGCGTGAAGTGGGGCTGCCCTCTGTTTGATGTATGCTGCTGGGCCATTGACTTCCAGACCAACGGCCGCTCCGTCGTATGTCACCATCGTGACCCCTGCAACATGACAAAACAGATCGATGTTGCGCCACGAATGGTCATGTGGAGTTGGGGTAACCGTATTGGGAAGGTAGTTGCTCTCGTTGAATTGGCGGGCAGTGTAAGGACGGTAGTCGTCCCCCGCACTGTTTGAGTTATTGATAAGAGTTGCGTCGTACTGAGGACCGTAACCTACATTGGAGTCGAGCCCCTGCGGTGGCACCCAAGGTGCGAAGCATTTTGGAAGCGCGTCCGCGAAGTAGTAGATCCATTGGTCCACAAGGTTAACTGGTGTCTCACCAGATGCACCACGAGTGCCATCGTCTTCGATGGGAGTGGCCCAGAAGTTTGGAATCATCCAGCGGCCAAACGATGTGAGCTCAACTGTGGTGTTACCGTGGGTAAGGTGGGACACAGGGAGTGACTCATTGAAGATATTCTCGTGGAGATTGCAGAGTGCCTTGTCACATGCAGCTGGAAGAAGGTTCCCAGCATTGGCGCTGTAGGAGAACATTTGGTATGCTGCTTCCTGGAACCCAGGGATGTCACTCTGGAACGCACCCTCCCATGCAACCGTTGGCATGCGCCGAGCGGAGTAGAACACGTTATGGGTGGCACCGACCTTCATGGCCTGGATAAGACCGCAGACGTAGCTGTGGGGGTTTCCCAACCAAGCAAACTGGACTGCCCCGGCCAGAATGGGAGGCATCTCGACCAGCTCAAGGACATGTTTGTTG